AAAGAATCTGGTCATTCGGTACAGGAACTACAGAAGCAATGTGAGCTTGAAGGAATAAAAGGTCACATTGATTGTAAGATAGATGGTGAAGTAGTAGATGTTAAATCTGCCAGCGACTTTGCATTTCGTAAATTTAAAACAGGCTCTATAGAAAAGGATGACCCCTTTGGTTACATAGCACAGGTAAGTGCCTATGCTGAAGCAGAGGGTAAGGAACAAGGCTACCTGCTTGCAATGAACAAGGTATCTGGAGAGCTAGTTCTATATGAGCTTGATGAACTTACTCTGATAAACGCTACCAAACGTATACAGGATATTAAGAAAATAGCGGTAAGCCCTGACATGCCACCCTTCTGCTATGAACCAGAGCCAGAGGGTAAGTCAGGGAACATGAAGCTGGCTAGAGATTGTGTATACTGTACTTACAAGTGGAATTGTTTTCCTGATATGAGAGTCTTTAGATACAAGGAGGGTTTCAAATACTTTACAACAGTGGATAAAGAACCTAAAGTACCAGAAATAACAGAGAGTTTTAGAGGATGAGATGTCTGTCTTCATAAGGCACGAGCCTTGCCCAGAATGTGGTAGTAAAAATAATGTAGGAGTATATTCAAACGGATACAAAGAGTGTTATGGCGAAGGTTGTACTTATAAGGTTTCACCTAACTCACACGAGGAGGAAGAAGAGTACCCCATGATAACAACAAAGGCTGTAAGTACAGGCACTATCAAGGCTATTCCCGATAGGAGTATTGAAGAGGATACATGTAGACGATATGGAACCATGCTTAATGGGACCAAGCATTTCTATCCTTACTACAGCAAGGAAGGAGAGCATGTAGCTAACAAGGTCAGGAACACAGAGAACAAAACCTTCTTTGCAGAAGGTAACATGAAAGGAGCCATGCTGTTTGGACAGCGAGCCTTCTCGGAAGGTGGTAAGTATATTACTATCTGTGAGGGTGAGGTGGATGCCATGTCTGCCTACCAGCTACTTGGTAGCAAGTGGCCTGTTGTATCCATTCGTAATGGTGCAGCGTCTGCTGCTAAGGACGTTACAGATAACTATGATTTCCTGACATCGTTTGATAATATAGTTGTATGCTTTGATAACGACGATGCTGGTATCAAAGCTTCAGCCAGAGTAGCTGAGATGCTGTCACCTAAAGCCAAGGTAATGTCCTTGCAGTACAAGGACGCTAATGATTATCTTCTTAACAATAAGAAGAACCAGTTCGTACAGGATTGGTGGGCGGCTAAGACCTACACTCCAGAAGGTATCGTATCTGGAAACGAGATGTGGGATATCATCGTTGAGGGTGCTACGGAAGCATCTATCAACTACCCCTATCAAGGACTACAAGATCTGACATACGGCATTCGTATGGGAGAGCTTGTAACTGTAACGGCAGGCTCTGGACTAGGTAAATCTCAGTTTCTAAGAGAGCTAGTATATCACATCTTCAAGAACACTACTGACAACATAGGTATGATGTTCATGGAGGAATCTGTAAAGAGAAGTGGCCTAGCTTTCATGAGCCTTGAGGCTAACAAATGCCTGCACCTACCATCAGAGTTCTCTACAATAACCAGTGACGATCTTACAAGGTACTTTGATAATACTTTAGGTACTGGGAGGTTGTTCTTTTATGACCATTTCGGTTCTAACACAGTAGACTCTATCTTGAATCGTATCAGATACTTTGCAAAAGCTCTGAATTGTAAGTATGTTGTACTAGATCATATCAGTATCATAGTTTCTGATCAGAACATGTCTGATGAGAGACGTGCTCTCGATGAGATCATGACAAAGATGCGTACTGTTGTGCAGGAACTCGATATAGCTCTGCTGATCGTATCTCATCTCCGTAGGCCCATGTCTACGGGCCATGAGGAGGGGGCTGTAACATCCTTGTCTCAGTTAAGAGGCTCTGCTAGCATAGGGCAGCTATCTGATATCGTTATTGGCCTGGAACGAAACGGACAGCATGAGGATGAGCTAGAACGCCACACTACAACGGTACGAGTGATAAAAAATAGATTCTCTGGCTTGACAGGGCCAGCTTGTAAAGTTTATTATAGTCGTGAATCAGGCAGACTTACCGAGGTTCATGAAGAATTTGAAGAACTTGAGTAATGCACTGGATCTATAAGCGAAAGCCTTTTACACCCAACCTTGAAAGATTTGGTTTCGTGTACAAGATAACTAATAAGAAAACTAAGAAGGCTTACATAGGTTGCAAACAATATTTTATCGGTAGTAAAACTAAGAAGCCCTCTGGTTGGGAATCCTATGCA